ATAGGACATTTTATATGTCCTATCGAAATTACACAGGTTTAATTGAGCGTTTACCTGACTTCTATTTCCTTTCTCAGAAGTTTCTAGTTCAGATTCCGTGCTCTACGGGATCCCGTTTTGTTTCTTGTACGGTTAACAAGTTCTGATTGGTTGCCCAAGCAACCCCACTTTCTTATGTTTTATTGAGTGGTAAATAATTTATAAATCAACCTCTACTTTAGAACAGAGTCCATTTTCTGTTCGCCCTTGGCTGTATTTAGGCTTCGCCACCCTAGAATGACGGGTGATCATTAGTATAATATACACTGATCACTGTACCCTCCATATAAGTAGGGCCTGATATAAACGTCGTTTCTTAGGTTTCTAACGACTTTAATAAATAGAATACCATCATTGTTTTGTGGAATAACAATGTTAAATAATAAATTTCACAGCTCATTGTACGGCACCTTTAATGTACATGAGCCTTGCTCATAATCACCAATTTAAGTAGGATTAGTTAACCTACTGGTATTGTGTAGTATTGAATTGTCCATCTGGATTAAAATACCGGGAATGCCTTCCCGATGACAGATGAGTTCCTAAGTGCTTGCTCAGCACTAAGGATTATTCAACTCCCGCGGATTGAGCACCGCGAGTTATGGCTTTTCTGATAAAGCGCAGACCTCTCTGATATTGTAAAGAGAGAGTACATGCCTTTTATGTACTGCCAGTTGACACACTGGTTTTAGTTTAGTTATGTCTACCCACAGAGTGTGGGAAGTTGATTTAAAGATTAACAATGGTTTTACAGTGGTCCCATAATTACCACGCGCACCAGATGATATGATTCGCTTGTTGATGATGCAGCGAACCTCTCCCTGGCTTGGCCCTTAATCGGGTTTGGGAGACTGAAGTGGTTTGTAGATACCACTATTCAGTATGTGAGGACGACATTTGGCAGCGTGACTTTTATAAGTCTAACAGCTGCATTTGAAGTTGCAAATCAAATTATCTACTATGGAGGTGCTGGATGTTTTCTTCGTGTCTGGTAAACACGGAGACTAATAGTCTAGCATGCGCAGGCGTTGTTCGTACTAAAGGTTGAACACGACATACGTCTAATTAATTTACCAACCGGCGCCAGACCGGGCTAATTGCCCGGCTGGCCTCGAATACCATGAAGTTACTACAAGCTTAACTAACATCTTGTTAAGTCTAAGGACAAGGGTTCTTAGCATGTGTGTGAAATTCGATGATAAAATGGATGAGTATGGCCGTTTCTTCGGCTTGGACTTGTTCATGTTGCGTGGAGCCCTGATAGGGGGCATTATTGGCGGGGCTTTCGTACTCACTCTTCAGCTGTATGGCTATGAAGAGTTGGTCACGAGTCCCATGTGGGAAGCGTTCTTTGGTGAAGCGCACGCATGCATGGTGATGTACATGACTATGTTACTACAGTTTAGTGACCATAGTTATGCACTACGCATGAGCATTTTACTTCGCATTGTGAGGCATACGGCTGTTAGATACCTCGGTATTTCCGAGATAGTCTACAGTTTGTACATGCTTTTGCTTCCTAAGGGGATTGAGTATGCGATGCTCTACTTTCCCTGGAGAAGGATCATGAGACAGACGCGTGGTGCCGCGTCTGCTATTCTGGTTCAACCTCAGAGTGAGGAGCTCCCCCCCCCTGTGTTGGACGATGATGGATCGTCTACACCACCACCAACACCCTCAGCCCCAGATGTTCAATCTCATCCCGGAGATAAATCTGGATATCTTGAACTTGTCCATGAGCTCAAAGCTCACTCTCTAATTACTGGAGAGCAGGTGGAGTTCGATGTGCTCGCTGAGGAGGATGTCCCACAAGCCCCTCACATGGCTGACAATGATATCGCTGGAGCAAAGATTCAAGTCTATGCTCGCTATCTAACCAAGTTCTCTAACTTGGTGTTGTCAATATGTGACTATGCTAATAGAGATAAACATTCTCCGTTAGCAACCTTGACGTTCTTCAGGAACATTGTCAGGGACCTGGAACTCAGTGATTCACTGGGGGGTTCCTTTATGACATGTGTCAAGGCTATTCACCATAGTTTCCTTAAGCGGGATGATGGTGGAGACCCAGTTGTCGATCCACAGGCACTCTCATTCAATGAGTTTAAAAGTGCATTCGATAACTGCAGGCGCATAGCCAGGAATAAACTTCCTGGTTTTGTGAAGCAGCTGCTGGCCCTCACGGTTGGTACTGTTTTGGCGCCTAACCTTCTCAAGTCTACAGGCCACATGTGGCGTATGATTGGCAAGATTGTCAAGAAACGCGAAACCAAGGAATCAGTCCTTGAAAACATGGTTGAGTCGACTTGGGAAATGCTGGATGATGGTATCGATTGGCTCATGAATGATGAGACGACACCAGACATTGCAAAGACGCTGGCGGCGTCTAAGGCGATGCGTGAACATGCTGGGCGTAATGAGCTTAGTATGAACACCATTCAGCGAGATGAGTGGAAGAATAACTACCAGTTTGTTCACGACAGACTTGTCAAGCTTTACGCACGTGAAGTTAAGAATAGTAGTTTTATTCACTCATCATCTCTCGACCGCGAGCGGGAGCTATTGCATTCGGCTTTCTGTAAAATCCTCAAGGTTCGTCCTGAGGACAAGAAAGAAGCCATTTGCATGATTGTGGTTGGTTCACCTGGGATTGGCAAATCTATGCTTTCTCAGTTGATTCAAGATATTGTGGCTGTTTCCACCCAAGGTACTCATTTTGATCCAATGCAAGTGAGTGTTGTTGGTCCCACTAAGTTCTTTGACACTCTGTCGACACAGACTAGGTGTATACTTGTGGATGATATCATGTCTGGGATGCTTGAAGGCACACAGCCTAATGCTGCGTGTGTTAACTCCAAGATCTCTGAACTCATCATTGCTGCAATCAACCCTGTTGTCTGGACACCTCCTATGGCTTCTCTTGAGGCTAAGGGAAATACATATCCCGATTTGGCTCTCATGATCATGACAGCTAATTGGGAAAATGGGTTTGGAGACATGGCCCAGGCTAGATGTCCTGGTGCTGCTGCCAGGCGTGCCATGCGGTTTGAGGTCAACCTCAAACCAGAGTATGCTGGAGCAGATGGGAAGCTCGACCTTTCCAAGGTTGACATGAGCGATTTATACGCTAGTTGTCCGTGGCATATTACTGTGAAGAAGTATAATGTTGCCAGGGCTGCTGCTGCTAATGTTGGTGGTCTCAAATCTAAGCTTGTAGAGAAAGCTTATGAGGTCGCCGAGCTCATGACCGAGAATGGACCTGTTCTTATGTCCAATGTCGATACCACCACTCTTGAGAAGTTCCTCATCCAAGAGGTGAGAGCTTCACACAGTAGGGGTGATATCGCAACTGGCATTAGGGATAGAACCCGTGCTCGCATCTTGGCTCGTGTACAGCCACAGGCCTTTGTTGACCTGGGTTTCTACGACGTGAACAATCTTCGCAAGTGGATGCCATGGGCCTATTCGGGTAGGGATGATCTCACTGTTCCGCAGGAGGTTAACTATCTGTGTAATGCAGCATGGACCAAGATGGGGATGCTCAAGACACTTTTGAGGTGTTTTGTGACTTTCCCTTTTGGTTTGACCATGGCCCGGTTGTTCAGTAGACCAGACCAGGGGGTTTTTAAAACCCTACGTCTGTTTTACACGCTCGTGTTAGCCGATTTGGCTATTGGCATTGTCATGGGGGGAACCAGTATCCCTGGGGCACAAGCTATTGTGCCCATCGCACGTGATCACATCTTATCGTGGTCTAAGTGTAGTGACGTGCTAGTTAAGGCTGCTCGCCGAGCTAGGCTTAACGCCCATGGTGCTTACCGCAAGACGCAGAAGTACCACCAACCCATCGTCGCCGGAATCTTTGCGGGTGTATCGTTATACGCCATCCACACTCTTGTACGTTTCGTGAAACGCAACAGTTTGGCCTTGGATCTCCTGGGTGTACCTCAGGCCGATGACGATCATGATCCCCCTTCTGACGGGAAGGTTGCCACCAAGGCAGCCAGCATCAGTATTGATGCTACTCCCAACACCAACCAAGCTCTCAAGATGAGGGCCCGGATGGATGTTTATAAGGGGCCCCATGGTGGCAAGAATACTGACACCGTAGGTGGGGACAAGAACAGTGTTACTCCTGTTAGGAAGACTGCTTCTTTTGATCAGGTTGCCACTTGTGTGGCAGCCAGCCACGCGCGCATTATAGTCAAAGGGCTATCCAGCCCTGATCTTGGTGCAGTGGTTCCTGGGACTACATCACGTCAGTTCCTCACCCTTCTTGGACAATGCCACACTGGAGCTAGGGCTCTAGTGAACGCTCACCTTTTCTCTAGGGAGTGTAAATGGTTCTCTGTCCAGATTATGTGGAATCCTGGTAGGACCACCCGACCATTCATCCTGTATGCTTCGCAGATTGCATTTGCTACGGATATGGCTCCGGTGACCTTAGGAGATGCGGATGGAGTGCTAGATTTAGCGATGTTTTGCATCCCTGATTTTGGTGCTGTCCGATCTATTGTGGATTGTTTCGCTGAGCAGGCTACTTACAAGTCAACCTCTTTGGTTTCCAAGAGGCTTGGTTGTAAGACCTATGACAGTGACTATTGCCACAAGGATGGTCTAAGTGTGACTCCAGGTCGCATTCTTGGTCCCATTACCGTCAGGTATGATACTACCACAGCCAAGGATCTCAGACTCCTAGCCGTGGAAATTGAGGGGCAAGGGACCAAAGGCCAGTGCGGCATGGCAGTGCTCAGCGGATCGTGTGTTATTGGCATACATAGCGCTGGCAGGGAGGAGACGAACACGGTTTTTGTGACACCAGTCACTCAATCTGTTCTTAAGGGTCTGTGTACCCTTCATGATTCCCTGATCTCAACTTTGGTTGCTGACTCTGGTACTGCTGGTGCCATTACAGTCACCCCAGAGTCCTTGATCTTTTCCGACCCCTGGAAGGATTATTATCCAGGTCCTTTGCAGAAGGAATTCCCAGTTCATGAGAAGAGCTTTGTTCACCGTATTTGCGGTAATTCGAAGTTTTCTATTCAAGGACAGCTTGGAATTATGCGCTCAACATTTGTTACGATGTATAGGCGTAATCCTTTGCGCAAGGTTGTGCGGGAGCATGTTCCCTTGGTTAGCGACATAATCGAGAGCCATGCACCCCCCTCGCCTGACTTGGATGCTAGCAAGCTGCGGATGATCGACCTCACCGAGCATGCTACTGTGTCTGATCCAGATGCACTCAAGGTTGCAGAATCTTGTGTGTATGACTACTTCGAAACTAGTCTCCTGGAGGCTTTGGCAAAGGATGATGACTTTGCTGGAGTCGGTCCCACTGATCTCGAAACCGCACTTGACGGATTCGATATGGCGCTTGCCTCACGTGTGGACCCAACAACTTCTGCGGGCTTGTTGCCTGGAGCCAAGTCCAAGTACATGGATTCAGTGCACAACCCGGATTTGGGTAGGAATAGCTTGATGTTCAAACCCGATGAGGTATCGCAATCGATCCCTGAGTGTGTTGAAGCAGGCATCGCGCGCCTTAAGAGGGGCGAAACATTGGGTTTGGCTGCTTCTGTGGTCGGCAAGGACGAGGTTCTTCCGAAAGAACAGTCCGTGGAGGGTTTGCAGGTGCCCAAAATGGCGCGCCTAATTCATGCGGGAGAGACATCAGCTTTGCTGATCTTCCGTATGCTCTTCATGCCTTTGTTGGCCATTATGGGATCCAATCCCATCTCGTTTGGTCACTTTGTGGGTCTTAATCCCACCACACATTTCTCACAGATGTATAAGCACTTAGGTGCTTGGGATGAGGTCTCTTATATGGCTATGGATTACTCCAAGTTCGATATGAGGACATCAGTCAATCTGTTGAACGCATCGGTGAACATCATGATCGCTCTCACTAAACACCTTAAAGGTTATACTGATGAGCACAGGAGGATGATGAGGACCTTGTGTTTCGATATTTGCAACCCCATTTATAATATAGATGGTGTTTGGGTTCGATTCACAGGTTCCAATTCGTCTGGTAATCCTGTTACCACGATTCTTAACTGCATAGTTAATCACTTGTGCTGGAACCAGATGTGGCTCATGGCTGACCATGACAAACGGTTTCCGGATCTTAAGGGTCAATATTGTTACATCAAATCTAATGCAATGAGTTTTTACTCATTTGCTAAGGTTGTTGTACTTGGTGATGATTGCATTGTCACCGTTCCCTTGGAGTTTTGGTTCAACCAGTTGACCGCCTCTGAATATGCAGTCAAGTTGGGCCAGGTTCTCACCTCGGCAATTAAGGGCGCCGAGATCACTCCCTTTATGCGTGGTGTCACCTTCCTTAAGAGGGAGATCCATGTGTACCGGCATGCTAGTGGCAAGAATCTAGTTCTTGCTCCGCTGGCGTTGACCTCGCTTCTGCGTCCCCTTGCGTGGGGTACTTGGAAAACAGGTCTTATAGAGCATTTTGCTGGTCTCATAAAGGGGATGCTAATTGAACTAGTACAACATGGCCCAGTTGTCTACGCAGACTACTGCGTTCAATTCCGTAACCTTATTAGTGTTTGCCATGTTGATCATCAACAGCGGACCAGGAATGGTAGCTTGCGTGAGAATCTCAGCAGCTACTTTACGGATGATGACTTTAGGTCATGGGGAGAGAGGATTAAGGAGACATATGGTATGGACGCCGATGGACTTCTTGATGAGCCTGTGACTAAGGTTTAAATACCATAGTCCGTGTTGTTGGAACAGTAAGTGCCCTGACATTCTACATTGTAGTAAACAGGTTGTATGAACTGTTGGGCCTAATTAGCCTTTCAGGCGTATGCGTAAAATCACGCTTACTTTATTACCAACATTAATAACACGATGCCCAGGGACGGGCATGCAGTCAATTTCGTCCTATGCGCTGGACAAGATTCCAGCACCTTTGAGGGAGGTATTCCTCACTCTGTTGTAGACAGGACTAAATGCAACAGTTTTATTTCGAACGTCCCACTTGTTGAGCCCCAGTCAGACGCTGCTTTTAGCGTCACTACCGGCTCGAAGACCACTTCAAGTGAAAATGTTCAGTTTATGGATAATAATCCAGCATTCAACTACATCGTTAGTAGTTCGGATGACCCCACTAGGGGCATAGCTGACATGGGGGATGCCACGCTAGGCGAGTTTCTTTCCAGGCCCGTGCTCATTAAAGAGTATGCCTGGACCCCCGGTCTAACCTTCTTTGAACAGTTTAATCCCTGGCAACTGTTCATGGACAACGTGAGGAACATTAACAGGGTCTGCAATTACAACTTGTTTCGTAGCAGGTTGTGTGTGCGCATTCTGATTAACGGAAATGGGTTCTATTATGGTCGCATGATTGCTTCCTATAACCCTTTACCTGACTCTGATCAAACATCTGTTTGGCCTTATAGGCTCGCAGGTGGTGGCGCACTTGATGCAGATGTCATTATGGCAAGCCAGAAGCCGCACATTTACATAAACCCGACTGAATGTCAGGGTGGAGATCTGTGTGTTCCCTTCGTTCATTACCAGAATGCACTGAGAGTCCCTGATTCCCAGTGGTCTGAGATGGGTCAAGTTACTATGATCCCACTAACGGACTTGAAGAATGCTAATGGTGCAGTTGATCCTATTTCGATCAGCGTATTTGCCTATGTTGAGGACGCTAACATGTCCATACCGACGGAGTCGGACCCGATCACTGTCCAACCGCAGTCTGATGAGTACGGCTCAAGCCCCGTCTCTGCTCCCGCTTCCGCTGTTGCGAGGGCTGCTGGAGCACTTACAAGTGTACCTGTGATAGGGCCTTTTGCTCGCGCCACGCAGATTGCAGCTGGAGCAGTGAGTGGTATAGCCAAGCTGTTCGGGTTTTCTCGACCGGCTGTGCTTACTCCTATTCAGGTCTATAAACCTGAGTATGTGGGTGGCTTAGCCAACACGAACACGCCTGACGGGACTAACAAGCTGTCACTTGATGCCAAGCAGGAGCTCACGGTTGATCCTATGGTAGTCGGTGTTGGAGCTGAGGATGAGATGCAATTGGTTTCTTTGGCCAAGCGTGAATCTTACTACACCTCCTTTGCTTGGGACCCAGTTGGGCAACCTGCTTCTGGTCCTGGGTACATGCTTTTCCGCACTCAAGTCCACCCATGGATTAATCAGGTTGTGAACCCCGGTAGTACGTTGCCTAATGTACAGGATACCGAGGAGTTTCATTTCCTACCTTGTGGATTGGCTGTGATGCCTTTTGAAGCCTGGGGTGGTTCCATGGAGTTTAGGTTCCAGGTTGTCTGTTCCAACTTCCATAGGGGCAGGCTCCGTATTGTTTGGGATCCATCTAACCTCGCCGACATCGCGAATGGTGGTTATAATACTGCCTACAATCGCATCGTGGACATAGCCGATATGAAGGATTTCACTTTCAAGGTTGGCTGGGGCAAGGAGTATAGCTTCTTACCCAATCATGACCCTTTTGAGAGGTATACCAGTAACCTTGGTAATACGCCTCCCGTGCCTACGTTTGAACCTAATCCTTTAAGCTACAATATCAACACGGTTAGGGGTAATGGTATTTTGTCTGTCTACGTTGTCAACGACTTGACTGTACCCAACACCAACCCTGGAGTTAATAACTCCATTGAGATCAATGTCTTTGCGAGCATGTGTGATGACGCTCGCTTTGCACAGCCTGTCGATCTGTCGAAGCGCTCTATCAGCTATTTGAGACCTTACAATGCTGAGGGAGAACGTTTGCCTCCTCCACCTGTGGTAGACCCTCAGGCTGAGGCTATGCAGGAACAGGAGATGGCTCCGGTCTCTCAGGGAGTCGATACCACCCTTGCGTCAGAGCAGCCAACTGATGATCATCTCATGGCGGTATTCTATGGTGAGCAGGTTAACTCTATTAGAGAGTTGATTAAGCGCTATAGCTACCACCACACGACGTACTCAAATGTTGAGCAGACTGATCTGCGTGTCAAGATGCCGGACTTTCCGTATTATCCTGGTTATAATCCAGACGGAGAGGCCACAGCGACCACCGGAGATTTCTCTGGGACTAAGTTGTCATTATGTAACAACTCGTTCTTGAACCTTTTCTCGCCGGCTTTTGTTGCCTACAGAGGAGGAATAAGGTGGAAGCATCAGGCTATGACTTACAACACGGTTTCGTCTGCAAATCAGACGGACACGCCTGACATGTTCTCAGTTGACAGGGCATCCGGAGTGGTTACGAATCCTTCGACGCTTAATTTGGAGTACTCTCCTACTGAGCGTTACATCGGGTATAATTTCTTTGCCCCTGGGACCATAGAGACCACGCGTAGTAGTTTACTAGGCCTATCTTCATTTACGAATGGTGGGTTTACAACACCAACGCGCCTCAATCCTGTGTGTGAGGTAGAACTTCCTTTTTATAATAACAGACGCTTTATGTCTGCGAGGAGGTTAAACAACCTTGACACGCGCACCATCACAGATGAGTGTCCTCCTGTGCACAATGTGCACATTGTTGGAAGGACTGCTGGCATCAACAATTATGTTGCTGCGGCGGAAGACTTCAGCCTTGCGTTCTTCGTAGGAGTACCACCTATCTATAACTTCGGTGCGTCAGGATATTATCCCCTGCCCGATGTGTCCTAATGTGACTCACGTGGAAAGTCTGCCGGGACTTTAAACCGGCACAGACCGCTATGTCTTTAAACTGGTATTGACCGCTATGTCGTTAAACTGGCAAACTTATTTTGGATATGCTCTCTGGTATATCCAGAGAGCTGCCCCCAGCATGGGGGGCGCACGGCATGTGCCGTGTTTTAGCGCCTTCGGGCGATAGTACTTTTAGTTGCAAATAGTACGCGTTAAGCGTGCTAATAGAAGAGTTTCATATCGCCCATAAGGCGGTGGAGTTTTACTTCTGTAGTGCAATTTAAGAATGC